CAGGTCGAGACCGCCGCCCTCGCCGTCGGTACGCACTACAGCCGAACCGGTCTGGTAGTCAGCGGCCCCATCGATGAACCGCACCCGGGCCGCTCCGGGCTGAGCCTCGAGCGTCCGGTCCGCCCGGACGCTTCCGCCCTCGGCCGGCAGGGCCATGGCTTGCCGGGTCAGGAACAGCGCGGCGGGCTCGTCCCCGATGATCGAGATTCTGCCGTCCCGTTCCGCCGCGACCATTCCCAGCCCGGTCAGCAGCGGCTCAAGCGCGTCGCGGGTCCGCATCGGGCGGTCGATGACATAGCCCTGCACCTCGCCCGCGGCCGCTCCGATCTCGAACTCGCCCTCAAGCAGACCGCCCCGCTTCAGTATCGCCGCGATCAGGTCACGGGTCTCGCCGTGCAGGCGACCGTTCAGCCAGTGTCCGGTCCGCCATGCCGGCGCATCAGCCCAGACATCCGACCGGGCGGGAAAGACCGGCCATGGCCGGGCGTCCCAGCACCAGGCGTCCGCCGCCTCCAGCATCCGGCCGCCGTAAACGGCGGAGACCGGATTGTTCGCCAGGTCGCCAAAATGACCCAGAACCGCCTCTAGCGCCCGCCGCTGCATCCGGTCGTCACGGCCCCCGGTGGAGAACGGCGGCAAGCCGTCCTCGGCGCTCTTCGGGTCCTGGAACAGGTTCGGCGCATTGCCGCCCCGGTCCACCGCCGGACAGCCGAACTCGGTCAGCCGGACCGGCTTCATGCCCGGAACCCAGGCCGTAGGCGCCGCAGCCCGGATGCCGCCGGGCCGATCATGGTGAAGGTGCGACCACCAGCCCTTTAGATCCTTGGACCGAAACACCCAGTCCTCGCCATGCGCGGTATCGACGATCGGCGTGCGCGTCTGCGAGGCCCGATCCGCCGGCGAGGCATAGAACCAGTCGAAGCCTTCGCCCCCGGCGACCTGCGTCGCCAGTCCGACAGGATCATCCGGGCCCGCGAACAGCGCCCCGTCCACCCCGCCGTTCCCACTGCGCCAGTCTCCAAGCGGCGGGTACCAGTCGATGGCCACATAGTCGATGTTCGGATCGGCCCATAGCGGATCGAGGTGGAAGGCCACGTCCGCCCCCTGGCGGAGGCCGAAATACTCGGACCAGTCGGCGGCGTACGACAGCTTCACGCCAGGACCGACCACGGCGCGGCACTCCGCGGCCAGCGACCGGAACGCCTCGACCGCCGGGAAGCCACCCTCGGCGTCGCGGGTCCAGGTCAGACCTCGCATCTCTGATCCGATCAGTAGCCCGTCGGCGCCGCTTTCCGCCGCCAGCGCCGCATAGTGCAGCGCCAGCCGCCTCAAGCCCCAGCCGTCCGCCCCGCCAAAGGCCGTCGCGACATCCGCCGCCGCCGCCGCGCCGTTCTCGCCCCGAACCCGGCCGCGCCACGGATAGGCCGCCTGCTCACCGCCGCCGTACGGATCGGACAAGCCGTTGCCAGGCGGTACGTCCATGAACACGAACGGATACAGCGTGACCTCAAGACCCCGCGCCTTCAGATCGGCCACCGCCTGCCGCACGCACTGGTCCGAGGGCGTTCCGCCATAGGCCGGGCCGCCGCCGCTCTGCGAGATCAGGCGCGCCCCAGCCCTGTCGAGACCCGCGACCGCCCACTGAAACGGTTCCGTCGGCTTGTCCTGGCGCTCCACGCCGGGCCGGATCGTCAGATGCGCCGCCCTGAGATCGTCGCCGAACCAGCCGATCACCAGACTGACCCGCTTCAGGTTCGGAACCTGGGCCTGCAGCTGGTCCAGCGATACGGCCAGATCGGTCCGGCCATCCCCGGCGTGCAGGTTCTCGGGCGCGGTCCGCGTCAACCCCTCGCGCCGCATCACCGGCTCTGTCGCCAGCACGAACTCTCCCGCGCCCGGGATCAGGCACACGCCCTCCAGTTGGTCTTCCAGCCGGGCCTCCGCGCCCCGTGGCCGCCGGAATACCTCGAAGGCCAGTTGGGGCGGCCGATTGCCGTATGGTCCCAGCGGCAGATCCTCGAACACCACATACGCCGTTCCGCGATAGGCCGGCGCGTCCGCCTCTACGGCCTCGATCAGCGGGTCGGGCGTCTGGGCGGCCTCTCCACGATGCAACCGCATCGTCACGCCGGTCATGTCCATCGGCTGCCCGTCGGCCCACACCCGGCCAATGCCGTCGATCGGGCCTTCGCACAGGGCGACGGCGAAGCTCAGCGAATAGGCGTATTCGACCGTGCGCGGCCCGCCCTTGCCGGCGGATGAGGTATTGCGCCCCTCGAGGAAGCGCGCCGCCCAAATCACCTGCCCGGTGACCCGCGCCCGACCGAATACGCACGCCATCGGCGCGCCCTCGGCCGCGCCCTGCAGCGCCAGCGTGGTCACCCTCGGCCCCTTCTGGCGCGCCGGTTCCAGTCCAGCGACCAACCCCCGGTCCAGCACGCCGCCGAACGTCGCGCCAAGGATGCGGCCAAGACCGCCTCCGACCGCTCCGCCGATACTGCCCAGCACCACCTGCGCCATCAGCCGATCTCCCGGTCAAATCCGTCAGACGGCCAGACGAACGCCGCCACCAGCCGTCGCCGCCACCACCTTCCCATCCAGCTTTCCACCACGGCCCGACCCCAGTAGGCGTGGATCATGCGCGGTTCGGCGTCGCCCGCGACGGCGCCTTCACTCAGAATGGCGCAGTGCTTGGCCGGGCATCCGGGCGCCATGCGGAACAACAGCACATCGCCGGCGCGTGCCCGCTCGAGCGGGATCTCCTTTAACCAGCGCCGCGCCGCCTGCAGCAGCGTCTCCTCGCCGCCGACCTCGGCCCAGTCGGGGCGGTAGGGCGGCGTGGGTCCCGGCTCTTCTCCGAACAGATCCCGCCAGACGCCGCGCACCAGTCCGAGACAGTCCGCGCCCTGCCCCCTCAGACTCGCTTGATGCCGATAGGGCGTGCCCAGCCATGTGCGGGCCGACGCCACCGCGCGCGCCCTCATCGCCGGCTCCCACCATCGTTGCGCCCGCCCTGCACCGGCGCCGCCGTCAGGAAGTCGTCGCCCGGAATGTCCGGAAAGCCCTGGAAATTGGGGCCATTGCCGAATGTGCCGACACAGGTCGCCCAGCGCTTGTCGCAGCTGGCGCCGGGAAAACTCTCAAGATCGACCTTGCACCGCGCATCGCCCAGCTGGGCGTCGCAGTCGCGGCCATAGGTGCGCCCCACCACCCGCTCCAACGCCGCAAGCGGGCCTTCCAGCTCGGCGAGGAACCCGTCGCCATCGCGTCGTATTCGCGCCAGGCGCGCCACCCACAATCGCACCTTGAGGTCCGGTCGCCGCCAGTCGACCCGCCACAGCGTCACCTCGGCCCGGTCATACAGGCCGGCGCCGATGTCGGCCTCACGGATAGCGTCGTCGTCCAGAACGCCCGCGACCGCCGCCGATCCGCATCCGAAACCCACCGCGCTTTCCGACGCGCCGAGCGTCCACCCGGTGGCGGCCCGGCAAGACACCCCGCCGACCTCCAGGTCGCGATCATGGTCGGTGAACCCGGCCTCCACGCCGTCGGTCCGCTTCAGCAACCAGACATGGCACAGCGTCGACGCCCCGCTTTCGACGCGGGCCGCCAGTTCATCCGGTATCTGGCGCATGCTTCAGACCCTCACCTCGATCAACGGCACGGCCGCCATGCGCCCCGCCGCGAAGCTCTCCAGCGTCACGTCGATCCGGTCGGCGTCGAAGCGGACCGGCACGTCGAACTCGAACCCCGCTGTGACCGCCGCGCCGTTCGCTGGCGGCTCCGCGAAGGAGATATCGCCCGTCGTAAGGTCGACATCGAAGGCCGACGGGGTCACCTCGCCGCCGTCGACGGCGGCCCTCACGGTCCCGTCTATGGGCTTGTGGATCCGGCGATCCGGCGCCGCCTCGCCTTCGCCGTACCGTTTGCTCAGCGCGAAGGTCGTCCGCAGCCCGTCGCCCACGCCAAGGCTCTGATCCAGCGGCGTGATCGTTCCGCTCGGCGCACACGACCTGAAGTCGGCGAAATCCCGGAAGCGAAACCCGTACATCCGCCCCTGACGGGCTTCGAAGAAGGCCGTCAGCGCCGCCATGTCGTCGAGAGACCGCAGATTGGCGCCGATCAGATAGCGTCGCCGTCCCTGCGCCCACGGCGTCGACCGCCGTTCGAAGCCCGAGCCCAGCGTCACGATCTCGGTGCGCCGCTCGATGCCGCCGGTCGACCCGAACGCCAGGCGCGCGGGCAGCCTCACCTCGTGAAAGGCCATCAGATATTTCTCCGCAAATGCCTAGAGACGACGCGCGCCCAGCGAGACCGCGCGCGCCAGCGCCTGGGCGATCTGCGCCTCCGATCTCAGCAGGGACTCGGGCCCGCCGTCGACTCGCACATGAACCGTCACGCCCGTTGCGCCTCCCGGTTCGATGGCCCCGGAAGTCGCGGGCCGGAACAGCTCCGGTCCCCGTTCGCCGACCAGATAGGCTCCACCGGCCGCGACGGGTCCGCCGTCGGCCCGCGCGCCGGAGAATATCGAACCCGCCGCCTGCGTGATCGCTTCAGCCAAGCCCCCGGCCCGGCCCCCGCCCGCCGCCGAGTTGATCGCGGCCAGCACGGCGCGAGCCAGCTCGGCCAATGAAATCTCCCCGTCGGCCGCGGCCCGCGCCAGCGATCGGGTGAGACTCGCGCTGGCCTTGTCGAAGGCGTTCTCGATCGAGGCCGCCGCCCGTTCGGCCGGCTCCCTGAGCCCCTCCAGCGCCGCGGCCGCCTCCGCGGCCCGGCGCGGCACGGCGTCTAGGCCGTCGGGTTCCATCTCGTCAGTCATCGGGCCACGCCTCCGCCATCCGTTCGAACTCGCTCCGCCCCAGCGGCGCGCTCGTCGCCGGCGCCTCCGTCAGCATCCGCCACTCCCTCAGCGACAGCCGCCAGAACGCCGGAGGCGCCATCCCCAGCACGGCGGCGGTGCGCAGCATGGGTCCCCAGGGCGTCTTCACGTCGCCGCCGCAAACGCCAGGGCCACCGCCTCCGCCGCCTCGCACGGATCTAGCGGTGCATCGGCCAGTTCGTCCGCCAGCGCCGCCTCGCCGCCGCCTCTCAGCAGCGCCGCCAGAACGACCGTCAGGTCTCGAGCCGACAACCCGCGCATCCGCTCGGCCAGCGCGGCGAGTCCTTCACAAGCCAACGCCGTCTCCATCTCCGCCAGCGCGCCCAGAGTCAGGCACAGCCGCCGTTCCGCGCCCGCGAGCCTCGCCACGACTTCGCCCCTTGCGCCGTTGGCTCCCATCACGCCGCGCCGAAGGTCACTTCGCCGGCGCTGGCCAGGCTGATCGCGAAGGTCGCCTCGCCCTCGTGCTCGCCGGCGTACTCCAGCGCGGCGACCAGGAAGGGCCCCTCCAGCGTGCCGAAGTCGGGCACGATCAGCCGCCACGTCCGCGCCGCCTGGTCGAAGAAGGCCTCCCGGATCAGCGCGTCCGAGGCCGCGTCTCGGAAAATCCCCTGCCCCGCCACGGCCGCCGACTTCACGCCTGCGCCGCTCAGCAGCTCGCGCCAGCGTCCCGCACTGTCGCCGTCCGTCGCATCCACCGTCCGTGCGTTCAGCGACAGCGTCCGCGCCCTCAGGCCGGCCACCGTCGTGAACACGCCCGGCGCGCCCTCGATCTTCAACAGAATGTCCTTGCCGCGTTGCGCCGTCATAGTTCGTCCTCCTCAGTAACGGCGCGCACGCGCAGCACCGCGAATGTTCTCAGCCCGTCGGGCGCCGGATAGACGTCCGCGAATCCCGGCCTCAGGCTGATCGTGCGCACCCCGTCCGCAGTCAGGGAGGCGTCCGTCAGCGCCGCTCTCAGCGCCGCGAGCACCGCCTTCGCCTCCTCGGTGCCGCGGAAGCGCGACACGACGGTCAGGGTCAGCCCGTGCTCGATCCCACAACCTGCGGCCCCAACCGGGCGGCTCTCGGAGCGGCCGATCAGCAGGTAGGGGAAGGTCGGCCGATCTGGCGGCGCGTCCCAGATCCGCGGCGGCTCACCCAACAGGGCGTGCACAGCGGCCACGCCCGCGAGATGGGCGATCAGCGCCTTCTGCAACGCCAGCTCGTGGTTCATGGCGCTCGCTCTAGGTTCAGAATGGACTGCCCGCCCACGGTCTCGGCCGACCGGATTCGCCAGTCGTCACCGCCGAATCTCAGCAACCGCCCCGCAATGAGCCGTGCGTCCGCCCGGGTTTCGGCCGCCACGCGTTGCATGACGCGCGCTCCGCCGGCCTCGTTCTTCTCTCGCGACCGCCGCGGCGCCAGCTTCAGCCAGGCGACCCCCAGAGGCTGCCAGCTGACCGCCCGGCCGCCGTACGGCGTCTGGCTCTCGACGCCTTCGAACAGATCCGCCAGAACCCTCACAGCCGCACCACGCGATACGGCGCGATCCAGGCCTCGACCGGCTGGATGGACAGGTCGCGGTCGCCGCGCTCATAGGCGCGCAACACCAGCATGAGGACGGCGAGCCGCAGCGGCGCCGGAGAAGCCGCGTCGAGCGGCGCGCCGACATCGCCCTCGACCCGGGCCTGGGCCGCGTCGATCAGCGTCTGGATCAGCCCGTCCTCCGCGTCGTGCTCGACGCGCAGGAACAGCTTCGCCTCCGCCAGCGAAACGGGTGCGGTCATGGGAAACCTCGCTTTGCCTGGTTGTGGCGAGTGACGGGCGGCGAGTGGCGAGTGATCGCCGGCCGACCTTCGTCATCGCCCTTTCACGCGACGGCCGGCAGCGAGCAGCGCTTCAATCGCCACTCGCCACCAACCCCTCGTCACGCCGCGACTACGTCGCGCTGAACTTCATCACCTTGATGGCGTCGAAATTCTGCACGCCGCCGCCGACCCGCTTGGTGGTGTAGAACAGCACATAGGGCTTGGCCGAATACGGGTCCCTGAGCACCCGCACCCCGGCGCGGTCGACGATCAGATAGCCGCGCTGGAAATCCCCGAAGGCGATGGCCGCCGCGTCGGCGCCGACGTCCGGCATGGTCTCGATCTCGGTCACCGCATAGCCCAGCAGACTGGCCGTTTCCCCCGGCCGTTGCGCCGGCTGCCAGATGTAGCCGCCGTCGCTGTCCTTGAACTTGCGCACCGCCGACACGGTCCGGCGGTTCATCACGAAGCGGCCGTTCGGCCGGTACCGGGCCTTGGGAGCATAGACCAGATCGATCAGACGATCGGTCGGGCTGGAGGACGCGAACGCCCCCGCCGCGCCCGAGGCGACATAGCCGATCTGGCCCCACGCGTGCTCACCTTCGGCCACGATATCGTAGCTCAGGAAGCCCTTGGGCTTGTTGACCCCGTCGCCGGTGACGAAGGCCGTGGTCTCCTGCGCCGCGAAGGCGTCCTCGACCTCCGAAGCCAGCCATTCGTCCAGATCGATCAGCGCATCGTCCAGCAGACTCTGCGTGGCCGCCGGGCTGGCGTAGAGATCGGCCGACGGGAACTCCAGTAACGCCAGAGTGGCCGGATCGGTCTCCGGCCGCGCCGCCGTCTCGGCGACCCAGCCGGCGGCCAGACCCGCGGTCGACACCGGCTTGCGGAACACGCCCGCGCCCACGGTGCGGACGCCGGCGATCTCGCGCATCGGCGACCCCGCCATCAGCCGTCGCTCGATGGCCCGCTCGGTCTGCTCCGGCACC